CAGATTATTCGTATTCTCGGCCTTCGGGTTATTGATCCAGTATTTATCAGCCGCAAATATTGCGTTCTCATGTTCTTTCGTACCCTCGACCACACCGCCGGGCTGCTTGTAAAATTTCCAAGGATATTTTCCGCGAATAGGGTTCTTCTCGGCTAACTGATGCCACCAGTGATCGCTATCCATAGGGTTGGTACTCATCCAAACGCCGCGCCAAGTGCAGCCCGCATTCGCCCGCGTCGGGTAACGACCGACACGCGACGTCAATCCATCAACCACCGCCTTCGGGAGTTCACGAGCCTCATCTATGAAGCCGCCGGTCAATTCCAAAGATAAAAGTTTCCGCACATCGCGTGGCTGATCCAACGCCAAAAAGATCACCTCACAATCAAGCCCAGCCGCGCCATCGCGCGGCGGCAGCTTGATGTGATGGGTGATCGGCGGCGACCAGCGCATCGGCCCCCAAACATTCTCAGGAAATAACTCTTGCCACGTCTTAATCGTGGTCGTGCGTAACTCTGGGTAGCTGTTCCTGATAACTGCAAATCGAGTATATCTGATCCCATCTATCGGCGACGGTTCCTGTTTCACCGCTCTCAACATCACTTCCGCTAAGGAACCGAATGTCTTGCCAGAGCCGACTGGCCCCATCAGACCACGCACAAAGCTGTCGTCGTTTAAAAAATCCCATACCGTCGGGCTTTCAGAAAAATCCAAATTCAGACCCGCAAGCGCGTCAGTGGTAGGCTCTTTCCTACGCCGGGGTGATCTGTCAGTTGCTCTTGATGATCGCGCCATTCTACGCCTCTGGGTCAAAAATAATAGTCATATTATCATTAAAATCGTCGCTCTCTAACTCAAGCATAGGCCCGCCGCACTCAGTGCAAACAATAGCCTCGCCGCCATCATACACCCGACCCCTAGTCAGCCGTGAGCAATAGCCGCACAATATATCCCGCTTAAAAAATCTAACGCTGAAATATTCCTTTATGTCAATTACGTCAGCCATCGCCGTCAATCTCCACAATCTTTGTCGTTGGCCCGGTAATGTTGATGCCAATCATACTAGGTTTCTGGCTGTCACTGTTAGGCTCTAACAACCCGCGATGCTTCGCCAATAGCCTCAAGGCAGACAATTTGTCGTGCATCTCAACCTCAATCGTATTGCCAAACTGATTGGGCGTGACTTTGACCTTCTTAATCGAGCGTTTCGCCCGCTCCGACAACTGATCGCTGGGCGTCAGCGTCACCCGCCCCATATCATCCCACTGGATAACGTCAGTCGCCTCACCGGCTCCAATCGCCTCTAACTCTTGCACCACAGCCTCGCGGCGAACTTCATCGTCAGCCGCGAGCGCCGCCCGCTGCTGCCTAATCGTTAGCTTGTCTGACACTCAAACACTCCGATCCTGTTGCGGCATAACCGGCTATGTCGACCCAGCTATCCTGATGTTCTGGCGTCGCAGCCAGCCTAGCCAGCTTCACGCCAACCATCATCATAGCGACCTGCTCCGGCTCAATCTGTATGCCAAGCAGTGCCGTCCATATAACGGCGATACGCTCGTGATTTTCCCATATGCTGCCGTAGTCCTCGCCACGATCAGCGACAGTGGCCTTGGCGGCGTCGAGTAATTCGTATCTGTTCATTCTTCGGTATCCCCTTTAACGTCAATAATCTTTAGGTTGCAGCCAGTGCATTTATATTCGCGCTTATGCTTATCATCGCGCCGTAACTCGATCAAGCTGCGACAGCGCGGGCATTGGCTGTTCGCCAGCTTACGCTCAAATGAGCCATCGCCCTCATCAATCATCGGCCTCTCCTGTTCCCCCACAAGAATAGCACGATGTCCATTGGACGCAACCATAGCCGTCCGGCTCGCGGATGAAGCCGTTGTCGCAGTCGGTGCAGCGTTTTGGGCGAAAATTTTGTGTGGCACCCCCTATCGATAGATGGGAGGGGCGGGGGGCAAGGGGTCGATTTTCCTGTGTGGTGGGTGTGTCGCCGCCCGCGCCGTACACCGACAAACCAACGTTTGCTGCCGTGTACTTCATAGCCCCATCCCCACTGCCACATCATAAAGCGATGGCACACCAGCCCGGCGCTCGATGGCTTTATCGCAGGTATTCAGCGTCGCAGCCTCGACATCAGCCGCGGTAAAGCCAGCGTTCGCCAGTCGCCGAGCGTGTGACATTTCGTTGTCGATCAGCCGCACTTGCCCGGTCGCCTGCATCACGGCGCGGATGTAAGTCTGGGCAAGGTTCCTCGAAGTTAACTCGATTTCGGTTAACTTTGGCTGGCCTCGACCGGCCAAGCCGGGCGCGTGAGAGAGCGATTGTAAATCCCCCAGACCCCCTGTTTCTTTATCGTGTGCGTCCTCTTGGTCAGCCACAAGCTGCAATGGCTTTGCAGCGTGTATATCCTCGTATGTTGGCAATGCTTCATCTCCATCCCACAGCACCTGATACCTGTTGCTCTTCCAGCCGCTTGATGTCTCTTGGTAGTCCTTTGGCTGCAACTGCCTGACGTACCGCTTACGCTTCAACACTTTCATAGCGGCGTGTATCGTCACGCGCTCTTTGTAGCCTGTCACAGCGCACAACGTGTCCATCGAAGGCCAACACACACCAGCCGCGTTAGTGTGGATGCACAACGCCCCTAGCACCCGCAGCTCGCGTTCCTTTAGCTCACGATCATTGATGGCTCGCGATGGCATCACTGACCATTTCCTAGAAAGGGATTTCATCATTCAATTCCTTTTCAAGTTTCGTTTTCACCTTTTCAACAGTAGCACCGGGGAACACAGCCTTGACAGCATCAACTGTCTTGTTCTCATCCCACGCTGCCAGCAACCTGCCGATCTCGTCAACGCTGTAAACCACCATCTCGCGGTTGTCGCGCTTCACCCGGCTCACCTCGTAATCATTCGCCACGATAGCCAACACACGGCCATCGGGCATCTTGCCCTCGATCCACTCGCCCTTTAGCGGCTGCACACCAGCAGCGATTGCCGCCTGCTCTAACGCTGCCACCCCGCGCAATGTCACGTCAACCTGATGCTCAACATCTTCCATCCTATCTATCGCAGCGTTCAGCTTATCCATCTGAGCCTCAAAGCGATCTCTCAGATCACCGCCCACTACCCAGATCAGACGATCCACCCCCCACTTGCGTTCAACCTCACTGACGCGATCATCATACCGATGCAGCGCATCCTGTTGTCGCCTCATCACAGCCTGACTAGGCGCATAGTGTTGCTTGCTTGGTTTCCTCATTTTTCCCTTCAATTTACCCTCCTCTGGGTGGGGTGCGATGGTAGGGTGCGATCCCTAGGGATCATCGCACCCGCCCCACCCTGCGATGAACGTGCGATATGGGTGGGATGGTCACCCCACATTTTACGATAAGTCCCTGTTTATCCACACTTTACCCTCATGCACTGTCACCACACCCTTATCTTGCAGTCCCTGACGTGCATCTTTGCGTTGTGCGCTCGTTAAATCGGGTGATTTTGACTTGTGAGCGTCGTGCCATTGGCCTACTGACAGGGCGTCTGTGCTTAGTTTTATCAGCGTATTTTGCAGCGCTTGGAAGGCGTGTTGCTGCCTCGCCGACAGGCTTTGCTTCTTGGTTGCACCCTGCGCCTCAATGGGTTTCATCACGACGCTGGCATCATCCACCAGCGCAACTGGCGTCATCTCAAAGGTTATTTTATCCATTGGATCACTATCTTTTTGTTTCTCCATCGCCAGCGCGACGATGTTCTCAGCCTTGCCCACTGACAACACAGTGTCAGCCGCACCGGCTAGGGCGCTTGACCCGCGCATAGAGTTGATGCCCCTGCTCGCGTCCTTGCCAGCGTGATGTATCGCCAGCAGGCCGCAGCCGGTGTGATGCTTCACCGCGTCACAGCCTCTAATAAACGCGCTCATATCTGTGGCGCTGTTCTCTTCGCCGGTCATTGACCGAGCCACAGTGTCAATAACCAAGCAGCTAAATTCCTCGTTGAGACTGTCAATGGTGCGCAGCAGCTTCTCAATGCTTTCCTCGTCCATCATATCAACGGCCATAGGCAAGACGCGCAGCAGGCCGGTATCCTCAACCTGATTATGCAGCTTCCACGCCTTGACGCGCTTACCAAGCCCGCCAACGCCCTCACCGGCGATGTACAGCACCACACCGCGCCTTGTCTGTCTGCCGTGCCACGCCAAGCCGTGCGCCATACAAAGTGCCATATCAATAGCTATGAAGCTCTTGCCGGTGCCGGGTGCGCCATACATCACACTGAAGCCGTGCTTTGTCAGTACGCCGTCAATCATCCACTCGACAGGCGGCATCGACATCAGGTAATGCTCATCATACAGCGGATAAATGTCAGGCTTCGGCTCTGGCGCTGTCTCGACCACCGGCGTTTGCTTGGCTAAGGCCAGCAACGCCGCCTTGTCACCGCCAGCTTGCAGCCAGTCGGCCACGTCGCCCTTTGGCGGCAGGTTCGGCAGGTCGAGGCGCTTGATCTTGCCCACCGTGCCGTACAGCGCAGCAATCACGGTGTCGGCGTGTGCTTGCCCGGCCTCATCATTGTCGGGCAGCACTACGACATTGCGCCCCTCGAAATACTGCGCAAGCTCCGGCTTCCAATTCTTTGACCCGCCACTGTTTGTCGTGGCGATCAGGCCAAGCTCGATCAACGCATCGGCGCATTTCTCGCCCTCAACAATAAACACCGGCGCTTGTGGGTTGGTGATTATTGCCGGCAGATTATACGGCAGCGGGTCAATGTCCTTGATGCTGTTGATCCAGCCACCCCTGTCATCAGGCCGACGCTGCCTAAACGTCTTTGGGTTATCGAACCGCAACACCTGATAGGCCAGTACGCCGTCAGCATTATAATAATCGTAAGAACGTGCGAGGCTCGGCACGACTGGCAGGCTCTTTTGTTGCTGCCTGCTGATGCCAAACTTACGCTCAAGCACGTCGGGGATATTGCCGTTGATGCTTGCTGGCTCGTTTGCTTTCACCAATGCCACCACGCCGCCGCTTTCGCCTGTCTCAAAATCAGTCCAAACCCCTTTACGCACGTCAATGCTCTTGCTGCCGTGGTTGCCCCAGCGCAACTCTGTGCCTTTCGACAGGCGCGGGTTCGGCTCACCCCAATAGTGCCTCGCCACCTGCTCAATATATGCTGCAATATTTGTCATCTCATTACCCCAATCCCTTGACCCCTTTAAAAGCGTGACCGGCGGCAGTCAAGGGAGGAACCCGCCGCCGGTCACTACCGCCGCTAGAACAAATCAGCGCCCTCAACTACTGAAGGGGTTGCAGCAATCGGGGCTGCTACAGCGGCGGGTTCTGGGGCAGGTTCTGCCTTATCTAAGCCAGCCGGGCGATCAACCCAGCCAGAGATCGACCACTTAGGCGAGCGAAACGTCTGCGTTCCTTGAGCCTTGGTTTCGATCTGGATGCGATCAGAGCCGGTGATCTCGATAACCGGCACCTTTCCCGGATTGTC